CTGACCTGGGGCAGAGAAGGAACCCATCTGAAATGATTGGTGGGGGTGAGGTCGCAGCAAAGCAGTGAAGAGTTGCCAAAAGCAACTCTTTTTTTTTCACCACTTATGAACTCTTCTTGAGGATTTCGTGACTTCCGTACTTAACGGTCGCTTCAAAGACGTTCTTTATCACAACATATTTACTTCCATTGACTCAAAATGTAGATAAAGCAGTGATCGAAAGTTTTTACCTATATGAATAATTTTCTGTGTTCCATGGCTGTAGGAAGGGAAAACAATCTTAAATTTACCGTATTTAAGAGGGCTTTTGGAGTATATTATTTTTGTAGATGGGATAGGTATAATGTTGGAAGCCCTATTCATATAAACTTCTTCCAGTGATTGCCTTGGTCGGCGAATACTGGGTAATCAATTTTCCTTAAGGAGAGTAAAATGACTGATCAAATCTTTATTCAGCCTGCCTTTCAGATAAAAATTGGCGGACTAGCCTTGGCTCAATTTGGTGGTAATGAGACCGACTTTGGTAAGTACAGGGGCAAAGTCGTTCCGTGTAACGTATTAAAGATACGTAGCAATGAGCTTTTCACGGCGTTTCTCGTGGAATTGGTGGAGAACCCCGCCTTCCTTGCAATTGCTAAATACGCCCCAGAATTGTACGAGAGGGGGGTTACTGACAGTGTACTACACGTCACCAACGCTTGCATTACCGACAACAGCTTCGAAAAGCTCTTTCTCCTAGGAGAGTGGGATCGCATAAAGTGTACAAGAATTCTTAGTTACTATTTTTGAGATGCTGCCATGAGTCGTATCTCTAATAGATGAAAAATTAGGAGAATGCCGCGCGGCATTCTCCTAATTTTTTTTTCTACATCCAGGTAGCGATCCCGGTGTCAGGATCATAGCTAAAACCACGGCAATCCCCCATCTTCGGACTGTAAGGGAACTGTTTCATGGCCTCCTCACGGGTCAGACCCTTCTCCAGTTCCCGGCGCTTCGGGTCGGTGGGATCTTCCGAAAGAAGACTGGCGACGATTTCATTAACGGTAATCATATTTCCTCCGTGGCTTGAAAACTCCTCTACCCGAAGGCAGAAGGATCCTCTTTTACCGATGCAATGCGGTTACAAGTAAACATAATAATCTATGTCTAACGCTTTACTGGTGTTGCTCGGTAGCGGCTCCGTCAGGAATGTGATGCGGGAGAACATCGTGTACTCAGTGTACTTGGCGTTCATGTCCGTCGCTGAACTGTTGAACCTTGCCCAATACAGAGCCAGCTCGTTCACGAAGTGATCGCGGGCATCATCCTTGGTGATCTGCAGCTGCAGCTTAACGAAGGTCTCATCCGTGGTCGGGTTGATCGTGATCTCACCATGGCCGTTGCTGAAGGCCTTCTTGAACCACTCGGTGGCACCGCCAGTAGAGGCACGACCATCAGTGTACAGGGAGACATCGCTGGTCGGCATCGGAGCAGCGGCAGTCGTGATACGGAATGACATTGCGGAGTTTAGATCGGTATCAGATGGGGTTGGCGCAAACGGGTTGAACGGATCGTTGTTGGGAGCACCACCGGAGCCGATACCGAACAGCAGGATGCTCTTGTCCTTCAGTGTGGACTCGGTCTCGTCGGTGATGGAGCCAGGGATGCGAAAGATCTGACGGAGGGTCATCTCACGGCCACGGCGGATCACAAGGTTTTTCTTGGCCAGCAGGATCTTGCCGGAGTCAGCATCTTTGACGATGACGAAGCCGCCCAACTGAGGCTGCTTGCGACCATCGACCTTATTGTCCTTGAAGAGGAGTTGTTCTTCGAAGCTCAGTTCTTTGATATCATTCATGGTTCTGGTTCCTGAAACTGGTTAGGAAATGACTAAACTTGTGTTACTCGTATACCACAATCTCGAAGCGGTCCATGATGGCGAAACGGTCAGAACCAGCGACAGAAGTTTTGAGATCAGAAAGATCCTGAACACTCATGGTGTTATTGCTCACTACAGTGCTCTGGCCGTTGATGAAGCTAATGTCAGCGAAGTTACGCCGGTCCAGCTTCGAGGTCTGAGAGATTCTCCAGCTAGTTTGGTCGGCTAGCGTACACTGGTCATCGAGCCAGTTGGATTTGTGCAGCCCGAGTCGATCTGGTGAGAAAGCCGCCCTGCTGGAGGGCACTGCTGAAGCTTTACCCAGAGAGATTCGGTCGGAAAAGAACTTACGCCGATCACAAAGAGTGTACTTGTTTGTTGACAGATACGCCCAATCGTTGATCATGGGACGATCAACTACCGGGAGCTTGACTTTCGTCATGTATATGTAGCACCTGTCGACAAGTTGCAGGTTGGCATCTTTACTCCTCCACTGGACTCGTTCATTGCCGAGACGGTCTAAGAGCATTGCTGAGTCGGAGATGCCATCGGGGATCGCGACGGAGAATTCGATAAGGTCATTCAGTGTGGAGACGTCGGCCTTTGTCCACTGTGCCTTTACTAGTATGGACTCGCGGTAGAACCGCATGTTCTTGTCCAGATACCGGTAATCTATTCCCGGTGCTGTACTGTAGTTGATCCGATCAACATAGTACATTCGGCGATTGCGGAGCATATACCCATGCGCGTGCTTGTTGGTCAGGCTGTCGCCAAAGGCCATCGCCCCAGAGCTCTTAAAGGAGCCGTGAAACACGCTCTTGTCGAGGTACTTGATCCTATCCTTCTTGAAGAACCAGCCATGGAACGTCTCCCTCTCGCGAAACGCGATCATTCGATCATTCAGATAGAACCAGTCATGAAATTGCTGGCTATCTGCGAGGTTCATGTCCCTCGGCGGTGGCTGGATGTAGGAGTTATTGGTCACGGTTCCGAGACCGGGGTGGATCTTGTTTTTGAAGTCCTTGAGGCGGACCTTCCAGTCCCATATAAAGTAGCTGTGTTTATTGTCGCTATCGTACATCTCAAAGAAATTCTTCTCATTCCACTTGTAGAGGATCTTGAAGTCCTTCATCGTGACGGTGTACGATTTGAAGACGTTGATCGTCGTCGTGATGTACTCGACGATCAGGTCTGACACCATCCGGTTGAACGAGATGTCAAGGAAGTACGAGTATTCCTTCAGCGCCGAGAGCAAGTATGTGATCTTGATGCGCTTCAAGTCTTGATCGGTGGACTTCTTTGCCTCAATGACGTACTTGTAGAGGTCGGGGTTCCCATTGAACTGCAGGTACTCTGTGTAGGTCGAAAAGCCTTGGTATTCCGATAGATTGTAATCAGCGAGGAACTTCGCCTGATACAATGTCTTGTACTTTTTGTACTGCTCATAGGTCATGAGCTGACCGCCACTAGAGCAAGTCTTATCCTGATACGCGAGGAAATTGTCGAGAACCTTCAGATCCTTAATGAAGATCTTCTCAAGCTCCTTGTCTTGAATGAAGTCGTATGAATCAACACGCTCGAGGACGTAGTTCTCGTTCGCATAAGAGTTCGGCATCAGCGCGTCAGTGCCGAAAACGTCGATGTTCAGGTTCGAGTCATCCTTGTCGTCGAACAAGTATATCTTCTGGATGGATTCATGCTCGAACTGAATCAGGTCTTCGATGTTGTAGAAGTCGATCAGCAAGATCTGCGCTGCAAGAATCAGCTCATCGATGAACAGCTCGTTCTGAGAAATCTCCGACGCGTGCAGCGACAAGTGCGTGCGAAAGGCGTGATCCTTTTTGAGCTTCCGGATCAGGCTAACAAAGTACGCAAGGTTCATCACGTCACGCCACATGCGGAAGTCACCCTCAAGCGAGAAATACTTCGATGGAAGGAAATCGAACTCCTCCGCAGAGACCTCATCTTTTGTGGCGATCCAGTACTGATCATCCTGAGTCATGGCATCAAATGAATACTCACGGTACGTACCGTTTTTCATGGCTTGCTGCAGACCCTCAATCTTGACATTGTGACCGAGGAAGCGAGGCTCGATCTCGATGTCACCAAGCTGCTTGGCTTCATTACCGGATCTGTACTTCGTTAGATAGAACTTGATGATGTTGATACCATCGAAGTCGAACATCTCGAGGATGTCGACGAACACGTTGTCGGTCCCACGATGTCTGATAAGTGTGTTGATCTTCAAAGCGATGCTCTTCTTATAGTACATCGGAAACTTCTTGAACTCCGTGAACCCAAAGGAAAAGAGCAGCTGATCGATAGAGAACTCGTCGATGTAGCCAATGTCGAGCGGGAACTCAAGCTTGTTATTCATCAGCTCAACGATCGTCATCGTGCACACCACGAGGCGGCAGTAAGCCTTGTAATAGTTGATGGGATTGCCTGATGTCGTCTTACCAACCATGTCTTTTGAGTACGCCTTGGTGTACATGACGGTCATGAAATAACGACGGATCTTCGAGTACGTCGAGGAAAACGAGCGGAGTAATGAGCTGCCGCTAGTGTTCGGCTCTTTGAGGATCTCGAAGTCCTCAGCCAAACGGCTCTTCCAAGGCGGTATCGCGTTGTTCACCTGGAGGTCGTAGTAATACGGATTCTTGTCCGTGTATTGATTCATGTAGTACTCGCGGATCGCCTCGATGTCGTCATCCACGATGCTTATCGTGATTTCGTCAGACGACATGGTCAGCCGGTCGAGGATCATAAGGGCCTCAGCCCTTTGCTGGCTTGTGATGTCCGTCATCGCTTCGATGGATGTACGAACGTCTGCAGCTAGTACGGTATCCTCGGCGCGGTCTAGTCCGACGACTTTCTCGAGGATCGCCGTCTTGATGATCTCATGATACGGGTACTTATCGATCTTGTAGTAAACCTCAAGGTATCTTGACGCCTCAATCATGCTCTCGGACGTCTCGAGCGAGTCCGCCAGATCTTGATCTTTTACGACTATCTTCCGGCAGTGCTCGATTAGCTCGGCGACATCCCGCCGAGCCAGCACGGCCAGATCGTTACTTGTTGTCATTGGAGACACTCTCGAGCTTGGACTTAACGTCGCGCTGCAGGCGGAACAGCTCCCTTGTCGCGAGGAAGCAGTTCACTTCGTTCGTATAGGACTCCACGAGGGCGGCCACGACTTCGGACTCTTTGATCTTTCCAGTGGTGCGGCTAGGCAAACGCTCGGCCATCGGGCGCGGTTGCTTGCAGGCAGCGAGGATGTCCTCGTCCAACTCAACGAACTGTAGCTTGCGCGACGTCATGTTGACGTCGACGCGTTCGACAGTAGTTCCACCGTTTGTGGCGCAGCCGACGAGGGAAAGGGACGCCGCAATGATGATGATGAGTTTTTTCATGATTTTACCCCCTGTGAGACGTTAGAATTGGAATCGACGGGCAACAGAGGATCGACTGTCTCTATGAGCTCAGTCAGGATGCTCACACTCTCGGCGGAGATCACCCGGTCCTCGGGGATTTGAGAGTAGGACTTTTGAGTGAGCTCCGCCTTGGCACGATCAACCTTTCCGGTCTTCGCGCTGAGCTGGTCCTTTGCCTCAGTATTAGCTCTTTCGATTACTCCTTGAGTTTCGGCATTCCGCTCATATTCTTTATTAATTTCTTCAGCCTTCTTAAGTTGATCCTGGTTGTGGGCCAGTGTCCCCTCGAGGGTCGAAATCTCCCGGTTGAGAACGACCGCCTGTTCAGCGATCTCAGCCTTAGCAGACTTCCATTGGTAGGCGAAGAATGCTACGAGAAGTACGAGCATCGTGAAAATGCCAAGCTTCCAGTTCTTGAGCAATACTGTAATCATGATGAAACCTCGAATGGTAAACTGTGGGAAGGATCTATCATCAAAATCCTTAGAATTATTCTTATGTTTTCCAATTACTTAATATAACAAAATAGTAGTATGGAAGATCTCGGTGCTAACGCCATGATCGTTATTCATAGGAAAAGTTATGGCAGCGAAAAAGACATTCAAGTATGAGGGGAGAACCTTCCTGTCGAAACAGGCCCTCTACACCTATATTGCCGAGACCAAGAAGGGCGAGATGAAGAATCTCGGTTGGGACGATCCGGCTCGGTTCTGGTTCTTCGTCAAGTATGGCAAGACGCAGGGACGATCTGTCATCTCCGGCAAGCCGACCGCTTGGAATCCCGTCACTGAGCGTTATGAGCGGTTCGCAGGGGAGGACGAAAAACAGCAGTACCGCGAGGAGTTCAAGGCGCGAATGTTGAAAAAGTACGGCAAGGCATATATCACGGATGATCCGAATCACCAGAAGAAAATGCTGGCTTCACGCTCCATCGCGCAGACCTACAGGTGGTTGGACGGGTCTGAGACTCCAGTTACGGGGAATTACGAGGCACATTTCCTTCACTTTCTCGAGACCGTGTACCACTTCAAGAGGGAATACATCGCCGAGCCGCCAACAATCTACTACAAAGATGGTGATAAGACAAGGTTCTATCTCCCAGACTTCTTCATCCCGTCGCTGAACCTGATCGTCGAAATCAAGGGCGGTAACGAGCACTATCAAAAGCGCGACGAGAGACTCGAGAAGCTGAAGGCTGAGGCCACTCGCCGAGAGGGGTTCGATTTCGTTCAGGTGAACGACAAGGTTTACACGCCATTCAACGCCTACTTTAGAGAGAAGGTGCTGGAGGCATGACATAAAAGAAATAAAAGAAAAGGAAAGCACGATGAGAATTTTCAGTTACCCGGAGGTATTTGACCTCTTCCAGCGGGAGATCCTGACGCTTGACCTGGATGAACGCATCTTCACGACGAACGACATTGCACTCGTCGTAGATCTCGATCATCAGATGAAGGATCGCCTCTTCCGTGGCAATTTCCTCGAATGGAAGCCTGAGGTCCACACTCAGCGTGAGATGGATTTACACGTCTCGTTCTCGAAGAGTCTGATGCGGACCGTCCTCAATAGGCACGTCATTCCGAAGGGCGAGTTCGTGGCGATCCCGCTGCTCGAGAGGTTCCAGTCGAAAGATCCGAGTATCTTTGGACTTCTGGAGCTTACGGACGAGGCGTATGATGCTGGCTACCGTCTTGGGACCTCCGTTCTCGTGGATATTCACAAAAGGCCACTCTCCGAGATTCTTCTGACCAACATCCGAGGCATGGGCTTCGTCCGTAACGACAGTTGCTTGACGACTCTGCGTCTCACAACCACATAGGAACCAATCATGTTCGACAAACACATCATTCTAGACAGAGAGGCTCCCCTCATCCGTCAGGAGCAACAGATCATAAATGAGGAGTTCTCCTACGAGAGCTTCGTGTCGTGGGCCGCCCGCAAGCTGAAGGGCTACTCCATCAAGGAGATCGACTACCTCGCCAAACGTGTCGTCAACATCGATACGCATGAGGAGAAGACCGAAGTCATCGAGCGTATCCGCGACGCGCTTCGCGCCGCCGAGGAGGAGCTCGAGAAGGAGCAGGTTGCCAAGACCAAGAAGGATGGCAAGGAAGATACCGCCAAGCGCGACCAGCTGAAGTACATGCAGGAGCACATCAGTATTCTCAAAGTCCTGCTCTCCAAAGCTCAATCCTTCAACATCGTCGACCACCTCGAGCGCCAGAAGAACGGTGGCTCTTCTAGCGAGAATGGTGACAACGTCTATCGCATTGGCGATAACACCTGAGTGTGAACCATGGCCGCCAACCCCGACCTACTGGATGAGCCGACGTTTGTCCCGGACGCCTTCCGCTCGTCGCATAACATCAAGGGAATGCTCGCTCTAGCTCGCAGGTTGCAGACACTCATTCTCATGGAGCCGGGGACGGTCCCTAACCTCGTCGATGCTGGAGTCGGCATAGGAACCTACCTACATGAGATTGCCGATGAGAACACCCTTGAGTCGATCCGGTCTCGGATTAACCGTCAGGTGGAAACTTACCTCCCGAATGACTCCGTGGATGCCATCGATGTGAAAATGTCGAACCTCGGAACTGTTAAGGATGAGTACCTTGTGATCTTCTTCCGCATCGGTAAGTCTGTGGACGGGAAGGACACCTTTGCGTTAACGTTCAGCTCCAACAACAAGGGGAGTTCCGTAAAGTCGGACTTCTACTTCTAATAGACACCCTAAGCTCTTTCCGGGCTTAGGGTGTTTTCTTCACGTTCAAGATTCCAGTTACAGCCCGAAGTTTTGCTAGTGCTCAAAGGCGAAACAGCGCTTTAGTCCCTGACACTCATCTGTCACATTATCGATTCCAATCACGAAAGGATAAGCACATGGCAATGGAAATCAACTCCATGGAAGATCTCAACAAGATGATCAACGGGCAGGCTCAGCAATCTGAGCAAAGCCCCGCCGAGGTCGCCAACACCGCTGTTGAACAGACCGCTCCAACCACGGCATCGTCCCAAGTCACCCACGATGAAGCTGGCGAGCCCCAGCAGAGCGAGGCTGCCGTTCAGCCCGTCACCGAGGCCCCACAAGCCGATACTGCCTCCCGCGAGTCACTGCGCGACAAGGTCCTGAGCAACGTTCAGGTCGACTTGAGCAAGATTAAGATCGTCAAGAGCACCAATCCACTCGGCGTCTTCCAGGAGCTTGAGACCCTGTTCTTGAAGCCGTCCTATGACGTCATCGCGCTGCAGTCTGGCTACCGCGCCGCGTTCCGGTCGCTGAACAACGACGACATGATTAAGGTGCGCAAGTTCACTGGGACGGAGAAGGAGCAGAACATGAAGCTCTTCAACTTCGTCTACATGCACATGGTCAATGGCTCGCTCGGCAAGATCCGCTTCGACGACTGGTTGAAGGTCACTGCTGAAAACGACTTCGAGACCTTAATCTATGGCATCTACTGCGCCACCTTCCCGAACGAGACTGACTATGACGTCTCCTGCCCGAAGTGCGGCAAGGAGAACAAGGCCCGCATCTCTAAGGAACTGCTGATTCAGGCCAAGGACGAGGCCGCCACCGGCGCGTACATTCAGGACATTCTGTCCAAGAACTACACGCCCGAGGAGTTAGTCAAGCACTCCGTGGTCAATATGAAGGATCGCGTGATCCTGCCGCAGACCAAGATCATCGCTGACATTGGCACTCCAACCTTGCACGACTACCTGAAGTCCCTGCAGCGTGCCGAGTCTTTCAAGGGCTACGAGCCGGAGATCTTTACGTACCTGAAGTACGTCGAAGAGCTGTACATCCCACACATCCATGCCTTCGCGCAAGGTGATGTTGAGTACATCCAGCTCGAGACCATCGAGGACAAGCTTCGTGCTATCGTCGATATCCCGTCAGAGGACCGCAAATTCCTCGACAAGGCAATCAAGGATAAGATGGACAAATACAAGGTCGAGTACAAGCTGCCCGATACCAACTGCCGTCACTGCGGTGCCGAGATCAAGAACATCGTGGTCGACATGACTGAAACCCTTTTTCTAAGTATGGTAAGGGCCTGAGTAAGCTCATCGAGATTCGCCCCGGTGACGTAGTCCAGCGATCGCTCGATCAGGTTATGTACCAGATCGCAGCGACGTTGGATATCTTCAAGGGTCAACTGACTCTTAAAGATGTCATGACGATTGAGCTTCCCTTGCTAACTGACCTGTACAATGGTCGGGCAAAGTTCCTCGAAGATAAGAGGAAAATTGAGGAGCGGGAAATGGATCGAATCAAGTCGCAGGCCGCTACCTCTCAGAAAAAGAAATAAGGAAAAGGATATAGGACTGCACAATGTTGAAGAATCTTTTCAGAAAGAAAAAGGTCGATGAGGCCGTAATGACTGAGGAGCCTAGTCGCTTCGAGGGGATCGTCAAGGACGACGAACAATTCTACGATGACACCGTCAAGTTCCTTGCGGCGCTTTGCGGCGTCCTCGCCAAGAGCTACGGTCCGCTCGGATCCAACACGCTAATCGAGCGACTCGGCTCGACCCCAACCATCACAAAGGACGGTTACACCATTCTTGAGAACTTGCGCTTCGCCAACTCGCAGGATAAGGCGCTACATGACTTGATCAAGCGGGTTTCATACAATCTCGTCAAGACCGTCGGCGACGGCTCCACAAGCGCTGTACTCTCAGCATCGTTCATGTACGAATACCTCGCTCCGCTCCGCAACTCAGGCATGTGTAGCCGCAAGCAGCTGGTTGACGTCCTTGAGCGGATCGTTGGTTATCTTGTTGACGATCTTGAGGGCAACGCCCGCAAGATCGATGGCAACAACAAGCAGCGTGTGCTGACGTCGATCGCCAGCATCTCCAATAATAACGATTTGAAGATTGGCGATTACATCGCTGGCATCTTTCAGAAGCTCAACTTCCTCTCTGACGTCCGGATCGAAGAGGATCCCCGCGACTCCAGCGTCCCGCTAACCCACAGCATTCGCTATGGGTTCACCTTCGATCGCGGTCCGATCCACAATCTGTACTTCAATCAGGCTGGTCGCTCGACGCTGGCAGTGAAGGAGCCGCTAGTGTATATGAGCTACGAGTTCTTCCCGCCACATTACGAGAACTTGAAGGAGATTCAGAAGGCCAACCCGGACCGCGCTATCGTGGCAATCGTGGAGCAGACTCATGAAGACACCGTCAACGAGTGTCTGTCAGATTTCCTGAAGGGTAACAACAAGATCCTCTTGATCCGCGCCGGTGACATGTCACTTGAAGCTTATCACGACGAGTTTCTTGATGCGGCAATCTACCTTGACTCTGACATCATCCGTGACCCGAATACCTTCAAGCCAGAGCAACTTGGAGCCTGCAAGTCGGTCGAATTTTACGGCACGAAAACTGTGTTTATGTCTGGTGATGGCATGGTTCGCGGCACTGACTTCTACAACGAGCGCGTTCAGCAGCTCGAGAAGGAGTATGATGAGATACCGAACAATCTGCCTTCGAAGCGCGGCGCGATCCGCCTGCGCCTCTCGAAGCTATCCGGCGTCTCCGTGAAGATCCTCGTCGGTGGCATCACCGAGGAGGAGAAGAAGGCACGCCGCTTCCTTGTCGAAGACGCCGTGCTGGCCTGCAAGTCGGCCCTTGCGAAAGGCTACGGGTTCGGCGGCAACGTCAACCTGTACTTCGCAATGACCCGCCTCTGCGACCGCTTCGATACCATCTGGGAAGGAGACTACGTCTTCAATCAGTTCAGCAAGGAGTTCGTGAAAACGATCTTCCTCCAGCTTCGACGCGTCTACTTCGACACTTACTTTTGCATCATGACTAAGTTGCCTGAGTACGAATGGCGCGGAGAGAAGATGCGTGATGAGATTGTCGAGGAGACTGACCGGATTTTCAACGTGCTGACTGGAGCGTTCGAGAACCTCGATGAGACCACCGTGCTCGCTCCGATCGACACTGATGTCCAGATCCTTAAGGCGTCAGTGTCCATCATGGGTATGCTGATCAGCATCAACCAATTCGTAAGCTGTTGATATATAATGAAAGAGTAGACGTTTCCAATTCACAGGAACCGTCTACTCTTTTTACTTGCAAAAAGGAGAGAAACGTGATAAAATGGCGAGCTCACGCATCGAGAGACACGCAACATGAGCGAGACTAGCTACCAGTACACCCTTCAGTCGTATATTAAGAACCCGACTGGGGCCGGCGCGGCTTCTACCCCACAAAGGAAGGCCATCCTCGACACCCTGTTCGCGAAGTACAGGGTGCTGCTGAAGATGAATCACCACTTCAAAACCTCGGCATACCGTGTGTCCGACTCGGTGGTGCTGCATGTCCGCATTCCCTCCGAGAGTGTAGAGGGAGTGTACTACGACGTCTGCATCGAGTTTATGAATGTCGCGAACATGGAGACATCCATGCTCACCAAAAACATCAAGGTTTTCAGCAACAACTTCGCTTTTGTGTACACGTATGCCTACGTGATGAACCAGCGCGGCCTTCTGATCGACTATCTGAGGTCGTTGCTCCCCAAAGAGGTCTTGTCAGAACCTCCGAAGCAGCGCAATCCGGACGAGACGGTGAACTATGAGAAGTCGATCGTTTATGCGATCTACTACATCCAAGAGCACCGTCTATTCTTGCGCGAGAATTACGGCCCAATTCTACACGTCTCGAATAAGGTCTCCATCAAAAAGGAGATTCGCGAGTTCGAGGACGTTGAACGCGACTACGCCAACAAGAAATCGTTGCAATCCAAGAAGAAGGAGCAGGAAAAGAAGGCGGCAAAGGCAGTCAGGGCTAGAGAGCTAGCCAAGCGGAAGCAGACCCGCAAAGCGGCGACGATGGCGAAGTCATCGCCTTCCAAAAAACGTTGACAGAAGGGGAGTAAATGGCACACGTCAACAAACTTTTTGAAATTGAACAGAAGGGGTTCAATATTCGGTTTCATGATTTCTTTGATATGGACGAAGACACGACCCATAACTTTTTTCCGCTTCACAAGAAGCGTGTCTACCAGAGCATCATGGAACGCATCGTCGAGGATCTCAAGCATGTCTTCCGAGAGTACCCGGACTTCATCGAGAGCTACCTTCGCTCCTGCCTCCTGATCGAGGACATTGAGCATATCTGCGATCAGGAAGGTGAAGAAGGTAACATCGACAACCGCGATGCGAGTGAGCAGAAGCTCATCAACGTCATCACGAATGAGATCATTGCCGATGAAACCTTACAGCACTTCATCCGGGGCTATGTGGACAGTCAGTACACGATTTCAATCGAGACACAGCGCGGTGAGGAGGAGCTCCAGTTCAAAGACTCTTACGCCAAGTTGCTGATCTGCGTGTCGTACATGTGTCGTCTCGTCGCACCGCTCATCTGTCTCTACATGGAGCGGATGGATATGAAGAAGGAGCAGGACCTCACGATCCGGGTCTTCACTGAGATCTTCAAGGTCTTCAACATCGACGAGAACGGTGATGAGGTCGACCTGCCGGGCAAGATCCAGCGGTTCATCACTAGCAATGTCGAGAATACACTATACAGCGACAAGGTAATTTGGGAGTACCTTAAAAATATCACGGTCTCCGCGCCGATCCTCGCACTTGACTTATTCCGCAAGATCGTCCGCGACACGATTCCAAAGCTCGACGTCAACAGGTCGGTGGTGTCCTTCCTGCACGTCGTGATTAAGGGTCAAATCAACTACACTTTTATCCAGAATATCAAGGTCACCTTCAAACCGATCTCGCAGATCCGCACCGAGGGAACCGAGAACAGTGTGAACCCGTTTACACGGATGGAGATGCGACTGGTCAGCGCCAACGAGATGAGCTACATCATCGAGAAGGAAGCAATTCGGGGTTTCATCGACCGTCACAAGATCTACTTCTCCGAGGAGGAACATGATCACTTCATGGGGGTCATCTCACCTAACATGGTGCAGATGAAGATCATCGACTACTATGTCAACAGTAAGGATAAGCTGAACATCCAGCTGTGCAACCGGGAGGAGTATATCTGGCTCCT